CCTCACGAAAAACGACTGGTGGGTCCTTTTTGGTCCCAAAAAATACGTTCTGGATTGATGCAGACGGCAAGGGGTTACCGTGGACTAAATGGAAACGGGATTATGTAAAAAATGTAAACTACTTCGTGCCTAACAGTACGGAGCAGGCTATTAATGTAATCAAAAAGATTGCTCAACAGCCTGAAATAACTGCTATAGTGGTTGACACTATCAACGCACTAATGACCAATGCGGAGATGGATATCTACAAGAACCAAAATAGTAGAGATGCCTGGTCTGACTTAGCAGCAGATATCTATGAACTTTACAAAGTTGTTAGGGAAATCCAGAGGGACGATTTAGTTGTATTTGTATTAGCCCATCCTGAGTACTACGACGTTAACGGTATTACTAAGGTAAGGACTAAAACTAATGGAAGGAAACTAAGTAAGATTATACTTGGTGCATTTCTGAATTACAACTTCAGAGCAGAGTTAGTACCAACCGGAGACTCAGGACAGTTTGATGCTATCCTGAGAACTCAAACAGATGGTCAGGATGAGTCTCGATCTCCCCATAACATGTTTGAGTATAGAATTCCTAACAATTTAGAAATAATAAGAAAAACAATTATCGAAAATGAGTAGTTATCAGACAACAATGTATCTCCCGCAAATAAAGTCGGCGGGACTTACTCCGGGAGTACATGAAGTAACAATTAAAGCAATAACCGTCGACCGCCAGTTTATTGAAATCAGTTTTACCTCGGCTAAAGGAGGGGCCAGAATGCGTCTCTGGACAGAGCCTAAGATTTGGGGTAATGAAAGTTTATTAGAGGCTGTTGCGAACCGGGATTTGAAGAATATCCCGCAGTTAGTACATATCGCAATAACAATTCTTGGAATAACAAAGGTATCCAAGTTACAAGCGGAGACTTATGAAGACTTGATGGCTCTGCTCGTCAAGGAAATTAATATGGCGGGCCCTAAGCCTTTCCTGCTAAAAGTTGTTATGGATAAGGATAATAAATACAGTATCGTACCTTCATATTTCCCCTTTACTGAACCTATAGGGGGAACTACTTTAAAGGTAAACCCTAAAGAAATGGGTGAGCAAAAGAATGCGGTAGTTGACGACTTCCCATTCTAAATAAGGCGGGAGTGCAGTGTACTGCTATATGGGGGTTCATTACCCCCACTCCCACATGGATATATTTGGGTTGTTCAATCTTTACGTCAGAAGTAGTCATCAGCAAAGAACCAAAATAAAAGAATCGATAGAGAAACGATTAGAAGGTATAGTTAGAGTAAGTTTTGAATGTGTTATAGTTGTACAAGACGTCTCAACGCCGTGTAAAGGAGAGGTTAATATAACATTACATATAGACCAAGTATGGCAAATAGAATGCTACATCATAGAACAAACTAAATGCAGCACTATTAAGGATCTCAAGATTAAGCATATAAAATTATAATGTTATTGGCAAAGAACTTCGTTCCCTTGGGAGAACGGCAATTAATGGAATACTTCGGAGGACCAGTAATCTTCGGAGTTAATATAGCAAACCCATGTAGGAAAGATAGTTCAGACACCTCATCTTCTTTCCTGCAAACTAATACCGGAGGAGTAGTTATTATGGACTACGCACGTGCTACTTTACATAACTGGAGAGATGTAGCAAGAATGAAATTAGGGACTGATAATCTTGGAGTAAGGAAACACGTACAAAAGCACTATGACGAGATTAGTCAGTACTCTAATGCAATAGTCGTGCCTTCTCGAAAGGAATTTGATTTTGTATTCAAGCCTTTTAGTAAAGAAGAATTGGATTGGTGGAAAGCCCAGGGTATAGAACAAGATACACTTCAAAAGTTTAATGTACGCAGTGTAAAAACTGTCTACATAGATTGCCAAGTGGCTTACAAGAGTACTTCTATAAACCCCATATACTTATACAAGTATAGTTCAGGAAGTATAAAATTGTACAGGCCTTTTGCTCCGAAGAAAAATAAATGGGTGTCTACTACTTCTGTACAGGATGTAGCGGGGCTACCCCAGTTACAACCAGGTAGATTACTAATCATTACAAAATCCCATAAAGATGTAATGTTTCTTAGTAGTCTTGGACTCAATGCTATCTCTTTTCAGGGTGAGAGTGTAGGTGTAGGCAAGAACGAGGAGCCATATATAAAGACTTTAATATCATACTTAAAAACTAAATACAAGTATATAGTGTGGCTATATGATAATGACGAGACCGGTTTGAAAGCAGCGATTAAACTGTCTTCTTTATACGGAGGAAATTATCTGTTGTTGCCTGAAAAAGATGCTACCGATACTTACAAAAAATACAAAAAAAAGACATGGAAAATCTTAAAAAGGCGTTTAGCACAATGCTTGCGCCATTGATATTGGTATTATGGTTGCTAACACTGTTTATTATAATTGATTATAGGTTAACTCGACCTATACCTAAATCCTGTGGATACTATCTAATCTACAATAAAGGCTCCAAAGGATTTATGGATAGTCAGGCAGAGTTTTACCCTTCTATGCCTATAATAGATGCCAGGTTAAAAATGCTTCAGGAGGCCGTAGATTATCCCTCCGACGATAGCATTAAGTACGAGATAATCCCATCCTGTGATAAATAGGGCATCAGTACTATATGCCGAGTATCAGAAAAATGCAGATAGTTCATATATGGCTTACCTGCGTAACAGCGGTATTACTGAGGATTACCTGGTATTACTATATAAAGAGTTTGAAATATTAAGCACCTTAGCAATTACTAAAGGAATCCCTGTTGATCCCTTACGGGCATTTAAGACTACAGATGTAAATGAGATTAAACGGGTTATTGTGGGCTTGAGGCCTTCTATAGGATGCAACGGCATAGCGTTTTCTAATATGCCTTACAACAGGTTCCTATATAAAGGAGTGATATCAAAGAGTGACTATAATGAGTTCAAAGATTTACTATGGGTGAGAGACACTCTTTATCTTAACCTGTCTTTATCCTATCGTGTAAAGACTAATGATAACGAAACTATATGGTGGGGGTTCACAATCCCCGTACTGCAACGTCTACACACACTTGGGTGCCCAATAATAACTCTTCATAGTGAGAGTACCAGCATCTTAACAAAACACAATATCCCATGTATTAAGATGCACTGGGAGGATGTACATAAAATATGCCTTACTCAATAAAATTAGAAACCCCAGGAGGAAAACGACTACCCTTGGGCGATTACAAGCAAAATATTGCAGTTCTTTTTCATTCAACTAACGATGAACCGAACGGTATCCCCTTCAACTCCAACTCAGGACTTAGAACTATTGAAAACAAACCAAAACTATTTGGTCTGTTGAATGACCTAAAGATTGAAACAGTACCCTACGGTACGGTAATAAACGCAGAGGCGGATGGGACTGCATTCTCCTTCTTAGAAGGAGAGTTTCTGTCTAATGACGGTATGGTATATCCCTATGGTAATAGCAACGACCTACTGGCGGAGATTTATAAGCACTTTTTCCGTAAGATTGATGGTGTGTACACAAAGAGTTCAGGACAAACTTTTTCCCTCGAAGCAGCACCCCTAATCCAAGGTAGTTCTTCCCTCTTTGAAAACCCCACTCATATACCTCAGCATGTTATAGATTCCTGCATGAGTGATATTTATACTCTTTTCTCTTTTTTAGGCATCCACGTAGGGAAAGTGACATACCAATATGATGGAGGTCACTTTGCTTATATCAAGAATGTCAGTGTATCATGTGACCCCAAGTTAAAAGAGATGTATAAGGAAGTCTTACGTCTACTTGACAGCGGAAAGAGATACCCCACGCCATCAATTTAATAAACAACATTCGTAGAGACTTGTAATAGGTCTCTACGAATCAATTTTAATAACAATGAGAAAGATAGCAAACATTTTCTTAATGCTGATTTTCACCTTCTCTACCATAGATATCTGCTATGCTACTTGGAAGGGCCATGAAATAGAAACCGGTTGGTTCGCAAAAACTTTGGTAACGCTGGACGTCGTAAAATGGATCATATTATTAGGTATGCTATACCATCAATTTAATAAACAATGAGAAATATAAAAAACATTTCCTTAATGCTGAGAAATATAGTAGGCATTTTCTTAATGCTGATTTTCACCTTCTTTACCATATATATCTACTATGCTACCTGGAAGCAATGTAAGTTAGAAAGCGGCTGGTTGGCAAGAACTTTGTTAACGCTGGACATCGTAAAATGGATCATATTATTACGTATACTATGCGGCTAAAAAAGCCTAAAGAACCGGGTTTAAAAAACCCTAAAGAAAAAGACCCCAAAACCACCAAGTTTAACACTAAGAAGGGCCAGTATCGATCTAAGTTAGAAGAGTACGCAGCCAACCTTCTTAAGGAAAGCGGAATAGAATTTAAGTACGAGAGTCCTTGTATACAATTACTTCCCCCAATTAAACCCCTTTCTATATTCTTAGAAGGTACGAAGAAAGGTATGCAGCATAAAGATGGAAGGGCAATGACCTATACTCCTGATTTTACAGGAGTAAATTGGCTAATAGAAACCAAGGGTTATTGTACTCCCGATTTTAACATAAAATGGAAAGTTTTAAAAAATACTTTAGGTCTTCCTTATGACTTCTACTGCATGCCAAGAAATAAAGCCCAAGTAAATCAATGCGTAGAATATCTTATGAGCAATATTATCAAAGTACGAGAATATCCAATTCGACCCTCTCCCGATTAATTAATCCGGCAGTAGTTTCTAATGGGAACTCTTCAAAAGGATTTATTAAAACAGGCTCATTAGTAGATTATCTTCTTACCGATAAAAGCCGAATAAAAACAGATTTTTATATTACCTCTGAACTTATACCGACAGGAATGATGAAGGTGTTTATTGATAACATGCCTTCAGAAGTTAATGCTGCCACTGACCTGTACGCTGCTTACAAAGCCTCAGGTTACACGATAAGTTATACGGTGGCAGTAAATAAGTTCTTCAGAGAAGAGCCTTTACAGAGGTATTACGCACTCCTGAGAAAGAGTGCTGGTAAGACTATTGTCAGCCGGTCAGAGTACATAAAAGCAAAAATCATTGCAGACAATGTAATCGAATTTGCAGGGCAATATTTTACCGACAAGACAGAGCATCAAGTTGCCGTATTCTTTGAATACTTAGGAGAAGACTGCAAAGCCTTACTGGACGGGGTTATTATCAATCATGAAGAAAAAACTATTCTTCCTTTTGATTTAAAGACTACGTACTCAGTGAACAAGTTTCTTGATTCCATTTTAAAATATGGCTACTACAGACAAGCAGCCTTTTACTTATCGGCTCTTTTCTCAGAAGAGTCTCCTTACTATACACTAATAAAAGAAGGGTATAAAATACTACCTTTCAGATTTGTAGCAGTGCAGAGCGAGTATCCTTATGACGTAAGGATTTTCGAGATGTCCGAAAACGATATAGTTTGCGGACTGGAAGGAGGATATGTAGGTAAGACCCGATATTATGGTATTAATGAATTGATGGCTGTGTATGAGTATAGAAATAATCCTTTTATACAGCCATATACTCCTCCTTACATAGGAGATTACACAGTAACGAAACTTTTTTTATGATCCTACGAACTTACAATCAAAGTACGTATTTCTTATTACCAGCTGCTGATATAGTGTTGCCTAAGGCTCATAAAGAGTACTTACTCAATACTTATATTACGACTGATAGTCAACATCTTGTTGTGTCAACACGGCAAGGTTACTTAGAAATAGACGCTACGCTTCGTAACATTCCTTCTTTTGTACAGTCTAATCAAGACAAAGAAAGTATACAGTATTTCTACAAAATAAAAGAGGAACTTAAACCTACCGTAGTGCAGCCGTTTCTAAACGGGAAATACTCTGAAATTGATAAAGAGTATATTAAGGATTCGTTCGCTGAAAATTCTGCAGTGCAACGAATAGTATCTAAAGACAGTGCATATAGAACACATTGGGAATCTCTAATAGGACAACCTCTTCCGCATAACGCCGAAGTTTGGCCTATCGCGGATTTAAAACAAGAATTATGGGACAAATTGATAAAGAGTCAGCACTAAAATTCTTAGATCTTAATGAAGTGGAACTAATCATTATCCGTGAGATACAACAAGATGGTCCGACTAAGTGGGCGACTAAGTATATCCAGAAGGAAATTCCCAAATTAGATTTAAAGAAACCCACGTTTTA